TATGCGTCATCCGATGGAGCCCTAGTATATTCTATATGATACGCAGGCATATCTAGCATATAATATCTTGCAAGGTATAGCCATGAGCATAAATAGTTTTGTGGCATAGCACTATAGGTGTAAATGTACTCATCATCTCTTAAACCAGAAACAGCAGCGATAGGAACTCGTCCTGTATTTTTATCTGCCATCATAAGAGCAAAGCCATCTTCAGAAAATTTATCAGGAGCATACAGCATCAAATCAATATCAGTAGAGAACACTTCAGAATTTACTTCTTCTGTTTTATCTGATTGTATATACAGTGATTTAACGTCTATTTCCATGTCTTCAAACGTATCAGTAGAATCATCCATCCAGCTAAATTCATACCTAGAATTTAAATCGTCTTTGTTATAGCTAGTTGCCTCTTGAGCATATAGAACTGTTTTCTTGTTAAACTTATCATATTTTTTAGTTAAGTCAAACTGTAAACCTGGATTGGTATACGATAGGCCTTTCATGAAATATGATACATGCTCAATTCTTAACCTATTGCTATCATCTATGTACCAATAACATCTAAAACAGTCTCTTAACATATTCATGAGTTGTTCAAATGTTATTTCTGCTTTCTGCGCAGCTTGGTCATAATTGCCTTTTAATACATTAGACTTTGGAGCTATAAATGGAACATAACCAATTCTAGAACCATCGAAAGGTATAATAGGAGTTGATGTGTCGCCTTCATAAAAGAATCTACTATACTCAGCTGTTGCTTCAAATTTTACCAGTGGGTCTATTTTATGCAACAATGCTTTTATTGTGTTAGCCAAAGAAAATGCATCTTTTAAAGTAAATTGCGTTCTAAACTGACTTTCAAATGAAGACCATTCATCTGGTATAATTGCCCATACAGATGTATTAGCCCATGAACTTCTACTTATAGGAACTGGCATGTGTGCAGTTTTTGTAGTAGCACTTACAAAATTATTAGTAAAATACTTTCCATAATCATTTCTACCATACTTAGTAGGATGAGTAACAGTATAACTTATCTGCTTTACTTGTAGTCCTATTAAACCTATGCACTTTCTATAATTGACCCTTTCAGATACAAAATCATCCTTTGGCAAGTCATATAGCGTTTTTGTTTGTCCAGATGATGGCTCTACTGCTGTGTCAACATCTGCTAGTATACGGCCCCAAATAGTGTAATTTATAACATCAAGACTAAATACTGTAGCATCAGTATCACTTTTACGTATACTAAATTTATATTCTCCTGCACTACCCATATGTGCACCATCAGAATTTACATTCCAATCTGGCATAACGAATATGCACTGTGAAAATGCTACTCCTAGATTTCCAAATGCCCTATCATCATATATTTTTAACACGAATTTCCATTCGTTTTTTAAACCACCTATTGCGTGTCCGTCAACTACTTCTCCTGTGCCAAACCATCTAAAAGTTATGCTGCCTTGGCCACTTGCTACTTGTGATAAATCAGATATACCTATCATCTTTATATGTCCATCACCTTTAGTTTGGTTGACCCACGTAGTAGGTGGAGTTCCAGGTACATGTGAATAAGTTCCAGCATATTTCGAACTCATTTCCTCAGTAATCAGGAATTCCTGTATACTTAAATTTTTAGAAAAGTAATATTTCTTTTCAAGAGCATCAGCATCATCTATAGCTTCATTTGTATCTTGTTCCCAATATGTTCCATTAGCATAACATGACACAGAATTGGCACCTTGAATATAGAATTGATATAGTAAGCGCTTTGTTAAAGTAAGCGGAGTTATAGCTGGTGAAAGCTTAATTAAATCATAAGTATTATCATAGTTATTCATTATTTTTGAATATCTATCTATAGGTGATAATTTCAATTCTATTGAATGCCTTGTATCATCTAATTTACAGTCTGTTTCAACAAATGAATTTAAAGCTAATACTTTTCCACTATTGTCTGTTACTACAAGTAAATACTTGGTTTCTAAAGGCTGCGACTTTATGAAATCAAAGTCTGTACCAAATATTTTAATAGAACCTTCTAATGAGCTTCTAAAAAATACTTGGCCAGTTTCTTTTTTATATTTATTTTCAAGTTTACTGTAATGTGGACCTTGTAATCTAAAACCTGCATAAACCCAAACATGAGTAAGCATGTTATTAATTTCAACTTGGGTCATCTGTGATAACTCAGTGCTTGAAATATCTAATACAAAATCACATCTTATATATTCTGCTTTTAATCTTATGCTATCAGGCACTAAGTTATAATCGGCTAAGCTTCTATCACTGTGTGCAGTATAGCCTAAATATTTAGCATCCTTATCATAGAAAAATACTCGTAGCTGTTTCACATTTATATCTGGTGGAAACAACTCGGCTACTGGAAGTTGTTTTCTACCAACGGGTCTTAAATCGGTTAACCAAGACGTAACACAATATTGACCTACTGAAGTGGCGCTTTCAAACTCGCCAGTATTTGTATTAAACTGGCCATTTGTAGCTGTTTGCTGTTCTCCTTTAAGCAAATAAAACATATTGTTATTCATAAAGCTATAAATCTAGATAAACTTTAAATTTTAATCTCTAGAACTTTAAAATTTATATATCCTTATAATTTATAATTCAATATAATTTAAAGTCCCAGAGATTATAGAGTGAAGTACTGGGTTAACTATTGATATATCTTCTTACGTTACCTTTAATAATAAGAGTTCTGCCTTCCCCTAAAGGATAAACACGTTCAGAATTTTGTTTCTTAATAGCCTCTACATCTCTTTCAATATTTGATAAATCAGTAGTTGTTTCTACTGTTATCATCTGTGCTTGTAGACTATCTGCTTTATTAAAAGCTTGTGAAAATTTATTCTCAAATGTGCCTTTATTTAAGCTATCAACAATGTCAGGAAGTACTCGTTTATATTTACGAGTATTGCGTTTATTTATAATAGCCATAGCTTCACCGCCTTCTGCTCGCATGTTTTTGCCTTCAGAATTTTTCTGATGCAAATCTATATCATTACCAGATGCATGTGAACCGCCTTCTAAGAACTCAAGACCACCTTCTCCATACTCTTGATTTGCTGCGGCTGTAGCTTGTTTAGCTTTCACCTTAGCAACTGCAAAACTTGTCCACATTGTTGCGATAGCTGCTAATGCCAAAGCAGGACCAATGATAGGTACACCCGACATAGCTGACCAGATATTAGCAGAAGCAGTAATAAGAGAAGAAGCTTGTACAACTGTATTAATAGCTTCTTGGCGCTTTTGAGCCTGTTCGAGAAGTTTCTGCTTTTCTTGCATATTCTTCTTCTCCTGTTGTAGTTCTTTCTTCTTAGTTGCAACTTGGTTGGCATAACCATTATTACGACCTTCAACTTCAGCATCATAAGCTGATTGAGCTGCTTCTACTCGCTTTTCAGCTGCATCGACTGCTGCTTGTGCGACGTCAACTTCAGCTTGAGCTATTTCTTGAAGATTGCTAATAACCTGACTGCATGCAGCATTCCAAGCTTTAATGTCTTCGTCGTCAAAACCAATATAAGAAAGCAAGAATCCAGTAACACCATATTTACCTATGCGGCCAGCTAAACCCAAACCCTTTTTACGTAGCTTTTTCTGGTCATCTTCAAGTTTTTTAACTACATTGTGGGCTTCATCAATCTGAGCCTGCGACCAGTCAAGAGCTCCGGATTTAGCTAATCTTATCTTTTCTTTCCACAGAGCGATTTCCTGAGTCAACTCGTAATCTTTAATTTCATCAGCTGTATGCACAGCTAAATCAAATTCAGATTTTGCCAAAGCTTGTTGTTGCTGGAAATTTTGCAATCTATTAGAACCTGATATGGATAATTTCTGTTTATTAAACTTAGCATTAATACTAGTCTCAGATTCTTGCTGCTCAACCGGCTTAGCTCTATTTTGAGCTAAAGCTAATTTTCTAGCATTCTCAACTTGTTCAAGAAGTAATCGTCTTTCTTCTTGAGTGCCTTTCTTTACAAGATACAACTGTTCTTGTATCTCCTTAGCGCGCAAGTCAAGAATAATCTGGTCATATTTTGCTTCGATTTGTGCTCTTTCTTTGTGCCAAGCTGCTAATTGTTCAGGAGTAGCTTGACCTGTAACCTCAGCTTCTGTCTGGCCATCTTCTGAAACAGTAGCAGCCTTTGTAGTATAAGCTGCTTCGCGGTCATCGAGCTGCTGTAATCTAAGCTTTTTCTCCTTTTCAATCTCAGCTGAGATAGTATCATATCTAAGCTTCATAGTTTGACGAAGTTTAGTCATACTATCTATTTGGCGCTCATCCTCTATATCTTGCAAATCAAGATTGAGTTTTCTTTGAGTATTCTCAATGATAGCTGTGAGCTCTTCCTGCTGTTTTTTAACCTGTTGCTTTTGCTCATCAGTAAGTGGCTTATTTCCCTTTTTGCCTGCTAAGAAAACTTCATTTTTACGGAACTTCTCCTGCATCTCTCTGATTGTAGCTTCAGCAGAATCTACAGCTTCTTGCTTACGCTTTTTAAACTCATCGCGCTGCAAAGCAGTAATACTAGCCTCATATTTCTTCTGAATTGTTAAATCATTTCTCCAGATTGTATCAGTTAAATCTCGCTCACGAGGTGTACGTGTACGAGTTTTATCTTTTCTGTGAGCTGTATCTAAGCCTAATTGTTTGTATATTTTATCAATAGTTTTATATTGCTCTTCAGCTATTTTTACAGCTTTGTCAGCAAAATTCTCATTATATTCTTGTTCTTTTTCAACTTGCGTTTTTCGCTTATTTCTTATATGCTTATATGTCTTTTTTGTTTCTTCTTCATTGAATCCCAAAAGACCAGTTATGCCACCAGCTGCTAGTTTCTGCCACCACTTAAGGTCCTTATCATTCCAATTTTGCTCAAAATCAAATTGATTTTCAATAGCTTTGCCATAATATTCAGCCGCAACTTGCATAGCCGCTGTGGCTTTAGCTCGAGCATATAGAGCTTTTATAAATACATCAGTATTATCAACAAGAAGATTCTCAGCCTGATTAACGTTATTAATTGAAACATCGAGCTTGTTAAACTCAGACTGATTATCTTTTATAAACTGCTGTTGCTTTTTTAAATTTCCGCCTAAATTCTTCCACTCTAGAGATAATTTTCTAAGAGTTGCTATTTGTTCACCTAAATTTTTCGTGTTCTTTGTCAGAACCTCATCAACACTATCAACTACATCGGCCATATCTGCAACAGTCTTTTGGCCTGACCACATAACCTGAATCCAGTGTAGAATTTCTTTACCGTGTGCTGATAAAGCATACAATACTACTACAAGAGCTGTTTGCCAGCTGAATAAAGCTGATATGATTTGTTTAGTAACAGATACTGTTGGCTTACCTTCTGCCGCTAAAGCTTTATTTTGTTCTCTTACTTTCTTAATTTCGTCAATTACAATAGGGATGTTGTTAGAGATACCAAGAAAGAATGTGTTAAGAGACACAGCTGCAGCAGGAAGTTCTCGAACTACCTGAGATACAGATACTCCAAGACCGTCCCACGACTTAGCATAATTACCAACACTAAGTCTGTGATTTCCAGTGGCTTCCTGGAGTCGTATCATTTCTTTATATATAGCAGCAGTTTCTTGTTCAAGTTTTTTACCAGCATCAGTGGCCGAGCGCTCAGCGGCTGACATAGCATTTAACTTAATCTTGTTGAGAGCATACTGTGCTGCCAATCTGTTATAAGAGCCTTCAGCAGACTGATTAATCTGAGCCTGATACTTAGCAGTCTGATTAAGAGTTTTTGTTTGTAAATCTAGTTCTCTAATCTGAATATTTGTAGCATCTGCTGCTTGGTTATATCTATTCTGAGCTTGCGTAAGTGCATCAACCTGAGTTCTATTAGCCGTGTGAGCAGCCATCACTTCTCGAATTTTAGCTTTCAATTCGAGGTATCTTTGGCCTTCTTCTGACTGCAGATAAGCTAATTTCTCTTCGGCTTTCTGTACTTTAGAAATCTGCACAACATGAGCTTTAAGTTGCTCATCCATAGCTGCAAGCTTAGACCTCTGTTCGTTGATTTGACGAATTACGTCATCGCCTCTAGAAGCTCTTTGCTGGGCTGACATGTTTTTATATAAGTCGATAAGATGCTTGATATGTATTCTAATTCTTTCATAAGAACCGGCTTGCAACTCAAGTGCTTTTTTGCTCTCAGCTGTAGTTCTATTTAGAGCAGCTGTTTTAGATTTTAAATCAGCTACTTCTTTACCTATATCAGTCTGCGCAAACTCATATTCTTTTTGTGCTCTTTCTAATCTTTGGGCTGCTCTAGCTGCATCATCTAAAGCTGCACGACCTTCTTTGGTAGAAGTACTCATATCCTTTATAGCTTCTACCATCTCAGAAGAACCTTTCTTTATAGCAGCAACCATATCTCCATAGCTATCTATAAGCAGTTCCAAAGATTGCGTGATTTTATCTATGGAACCGTCGGACTGTATGAGGTCACTTTCCTTTATTACGTCATCTGCCATAATTATTTATGTTTAATTCGTTTATAAGCTTTAGCTTCAGCATCGAGCTGAGCTTTTATATTATTAATGGTTGTATAAAATTGAAGAACAGTCATACGTTTAGCATTTAAATTAGCTTTTTGACCAACTAACATGCATAAACTTTCAAACTGCTTGTCGTATTTTAATTCAAATGAATTTTTACCAGTAAATATTCCCGGCTTATAAGATTTAAGCAGAGACAAGTCTACATCAGCTATCTCTTTGGTATATTCTTTGTCTTCTATAATACCTTTTAGCTGCAAGATTGTTCTCTGCTTAATCTTTTCATATATCATTTTTTCTTTTGCCGAATCAAAGTTATCTGGAAAATAAGTTTCTAGCTCTGTCGAAAGTTTTTTTTTCAACTGAAATAGCGTTTCTATAATAGAGCTATGCTTCGCCTTATTTAAATCAGATAATAATTCTTGTAAACTAGTATCTGACTTGCTTTCTACTTTCTTTCCATCAATACTATATACGAGAGCAGCAAATGCCATATACCTTGGAGATATTCCGCTCACAATCATGTGCATGTTTTGTCTCATATTTTGCAATTCTTGCATAGCTTTTTTCTTGTCTCCAGAATTAATAAGCTTTGCAATTTGAACTATATGCTCGTCAACTGAATCTATGTCGGAGCCAAGTCCAGCGTCTATAATAATATACTTATTATATCTTTGGAAATTTTCAATCGGCATTTCATCAATTGAATCATATAACTTTATAGTTCTATTAGCTAAGGATATTGTTTTCATACTAAAAATCTTATTATAGGAGTTGCAAATACTGGCACATAGATATACGATGGGTCAAGCGTAATCAGTACCATTGCAATCGATATTATAACACTAAGCCAGAAACCTAGACAAAAGTCACAATCAAGCATTTTAGCTACAATTGTAAAACCTATATCGTCACACTGGTCTCTAAGCCAATATCTAAAACATGATTTGCTCATAAACAGCTCTATAAAAGCAGAAAATAGAGCAATTAAAATTATTTGATATAACGTTGGCATAATTCTCTTGTTGTTATTGTAAACTCAAATCTCAGTCCAGAATATGGATGCATAAAGAATAACTTATCCATAGACTGAATATCTTGACCGGAGTAAACATAGCTGTTATAAATTTTTTCAAGTGAATATCCTTTATAGATATTCTCGAATCTCTCATAAACTTTATCGACTGTAAGCCTACCTGTCTGTTTAATGAGACCTGGAGTAGTAAGAACTCTAATAATTTCGTCTTTCACCTCTTCTGAGTACATAGCATCATTATCAGCAAAAATAGTATCTAGATTAAACCAGAAAACTATAGCTCCTGAGAATGTAAACTGAGGTGTAGATTGAACTACTTGAGTAATATTCTGAGCATCATAAATATCAAACCAGCAGAAATTACCATATTGGTCATTTGGAAGCAAAGAAGCATATTCAGATTTTCCAATATATGCTGCTGGATATATAAATTTTCCGCCGCCTTCCTGGTGTTCAACCAACTTATAAGAACGGCCAAAAGCATAATCAAGCCATTTAAGCTTTTCTCCTAGTGCTTTCTGAATATCCTGTATAACTTTATCTAGTAATACCGGATTTTCTTTCACCGGAATAATTATACCTCGTTCTACATTATTCTTCTTCTGCGCCATTCTGTAAATATTCTTTAAGTTTGACTGATAATTCCGGTCTTATGTATTTATATATGATATTTTTTAAGTTCTCTTTTGTAAGCTTAAGAATTTTTGGTCCATACTTATCTTTTAAATACTTATTCTTATCATCAGTACTTGTTAGATAGAAACCATCAACATCATACACAAGCCTTAAAGACTTATACCATTCACCAGTATCTTTGAGTGTTACTCTATTATAGGGTTGTTCCTTTCTGATTTTTCGTTTTACAGTGCTTGGAGCATATGGAGCATAAGTCATAATTTCAACATCATCTCCATTTACGCCTCTTTCATAAAGCTGGTCTTCAGTAATAGCCTCTATGATTTCTTGCTCATGTGCCAGTACAGTTTTAACGAGTTCCTTACCAAGGACCTCATCAAACTTTCTTAATCTATAAGCTAAGTTTCTAATAGATAAGCCATAATACTTAGATGCAGCCATTATATAGACCTGTATTTAATTCCGTTATTCACACACGGCAGACATACCCTATCTAGTCCTTGTGTACTAATACTTAAAGCTTTTAAAGCAATATCCAATTCATACGAAAGTCCAGATTGTCTCATACTATTAGAATCACCATCAAGTTCTACCAAAATATCCAACTTAGATGCATTGATAGAATGCCTGTTAGTTCTAACATTTGGATTATAGGCAAATTCTCGTAAGAAATCTATAGCTACTTGCTTTGAGAGTACATCCTGGAACATAGCTCTCTGTTTGATAATAAAATCTGTCAAGTCACAGTATGCTGAGACTTCAAGATTAATGCCGTAGTTCTTATCGTAGGTAAAATTCATTGTCTCTGGGTCAAATTCTTCATCTTCCGATATGTAGAATGGATGTACCTCGATATATCTAGACCAAGCTTGGTAAGCTAAAAACTCACTTCTAGAACACGCCTTACATGGACCAGTGGACCAGTCTCTGTCTTTATAAATAGCTTGAGCATTTTCAGGAAGTTCTGACTGCTTGTATACTAAATACCAGCTACCTCCAGCATCAGTATTAGTGCTCTCATAAGGCAGCAGAATATCATCTTTTGGCTTAAACCATTCAAGACTATTAGCTTTGGTTTTCTCAAAAGTAAGAGTGTAAATTGGCTCTGGGTTACTAGAATGTAAAATATAGAGAGTATAAGAACCTGGTTCCGTCATCTGAAGACCAATCTTATCAATTTTAACTGTAACGCCTTTAGAGCGAACTGTGTCAATCTCAAAACCTACTAATCTATTGCGATTTTCAATCTTGTTAGTAAGTCTACCAGTACCATCAAACAGAATTTTATTCTCAATGAGAGATTTTGTAGCTTTATCAGCTAATTTCATATTGATAAACTTATTAACAAGTTTCACGATACTAGCCTTAGTTTTCTCTTCAAGCCATTCTGAAAACGGATTTGTTTCTGCCCAATACTCAGAATCTAGAATATCTGTTTCTGCTGGAACATCCTGAAGAGCTTTATATAGAGAATCATCTACTTGAACTACTTCTCCAGATTTATAAGCTTTATTCACATCATGTACCTGCCAATTATAGTTCTGAAAATCAGGAGCTATACTTCGTAAATTATCCAATGTAAGAAGAGGATGAATCTGCTGAAAATACATACCTGATTCAGTCTGAGTTAAATTGCTAGATAGCATAATATCTGACAAATCATAACTCTGTTTCCATCCTACTAGATGGAGCATTTTATCTTGTATATCTGCAATTCTTATCATAATTACATTTCAGTTTAAAGTAAAAACGGGAGAACGAGACTTTTTAAGTCTGTCCTCCCGCTGGACCCATCCAAAGCTAATAACAACTAAAAGCTATTACTAGTTTCTTCTAGATTTATATTTAGATATCCACCCAAAGAAAGATTACGCTGCTGGTGAAGCTGTTGGAGGAGCAACAACCTGCTGTACAGGCACTGCATAATGAGCATTCTCGCTTGAAATATCAAAAGCAATAATTGGACTAGCCAAAGTCTCAGAATCGCTATTGAAAGAAGTAAGGAATGCGACGTCAACTGCGAAGCCGTAGTGCTCCTTACGGGTACGAACCATATCATCTGTAGCTGCACCTGCAATATCGTGATAATCACCAACAGAATCGTAGAAGTAAGTACCACAAGGAATATTCAACAGTGGCAAAGTCGCAATGCCCCACTCATGACCATCACCAGATACTGTACCAAGTAAACAGTCACGTTCGAAACGTGTCATGAAGCCGAGAGAACCTGAATTGATAGCATAACCCTGAGCATACTTCTTACTGCTGAGTGCCATGTTGTTAGTCAAATGTACAATCTTGTTACCAAACTCATTCTGCTTGTTAACGTCGTTGTACAAACCATGCTGAGCAAGCTTGCGCATAATTGACTCAACACCAGCATCACCTACGATGTGCAACTGGCCGAAGAAGTCATTGGCTGCCATAATTGGGTCAAGGTCACCGAAGATGTTCTCACGCTCAGTCCATTTTGCATTGATTGTACCTTTATCATTTGCATAGAGCAGCGGGTTCTTAATAACCTTTGTCTTCTCAGCTGCAAGCTTAGCAAGAGCTGCTTGGTCAAGTATCTGAGCAAACTTGTAGATGTACTTCATCAACTTAGTCTCGAAATCCTTCTGGATGCCGATTTCGTTGTTCATGTACATAGCAGGAGCGATAGTGAAGCCAAACGCATAAGTAGCAAAATTAATCTGAAACATGCGAGAAGTATTTTCACTATCAGCAATCGTAAGCGTACGAGTATTGCTGATTTCGATGCCTGCATCATAGTCGATTACAGGAGTTTCAAGGATGTTACCAATAGAAGTACGAGCCTTCTGCTTGAGCTCCTCAGTAAGAATACCGGCTGGGTCATTAGACTGCTGGATAAAAACGTCAAGAGCACCATATCGGCTAGGACGATACTCGTACTTGTCCAAATTTGAACTAGAACGAATGTTCTGAATTCTAGTAAGTACTAAACTCATAGTCTTTTAATTTTTAAAAGTTTAACATAAATATATCATAACTGACATGCTGCATTACCCTTTTACATCATACAGTCTATTATCGAATTGGAAGGTCAGAAACATTATTTTCATTTCTAATCTCAAGTGCTTTGTTACCAAATTCAACATTATCGCGAGTTAAGCCTGTTGACAACAAATAGTTCTCAATCTGAATATCAGCTTCCTGTTGAGTTTTAGCTGCTGACAAATCAAGATTAACTGTTCGGTGGTCAGATTGTGGGTTAGGTTTAGTACCTCCACCTGACTGCTGCTTACCCGTATCAATAACATCCTTCAAACTTGTCTCCATTACCAATTCTTCGATAGTATATGGATTGAGGTTGTTCTTAGGATTGTTGAGTGTATTACCAGCAGCATCGCGGAGTACCAGTTTCTTTCCGCCTTTACCATCGTCAACGAAATCAGGAGTACCCTTAGCAAGAATCTCATCTTTAGCAGCAGCGAGGAGAATCTTCTTAACTGGCTCTGAAACATCAGCTTTAAACTTGATACCAGCTGTAGCATTAGTAAATGCAAAGCCTACCTGAAGGTCTTTCTCCTTCTTTTCGTAGTCCTTCTTAGCTTTATCAAGTTCTCCAGTCTTAGCTGTAAGCTGCGTCTGAAGCTGAGTAACCTGGTGACGAGCATCTTTAAGCTGCTGTTTTACAGCTTCATCAGACCCACCTGTCGCAAGTTTAGTTTCAAGCTCAGTTACTTTCTTCTTCTGAGCTTCAAGCTGAGCAGAAAGTGTCTTAGTACCATCAAGCTTGGTCTTGTAATCACCAAGAACTCGCTTAAGATAGTCATAAGTTTTTTCACCATCTGCTTTACTTATGCCAGAAATGCTGAGAATATCAGCATCATACTGGCCGTGCAAAGCACCAATCTTTGTGCCAATTACTGCTGCCTCATCATTGCTAGAAAGTGTAGTAATGGCTAGTTTTTGAGCGTCAGTCAAACCCTTAAGTGACTCGCTCTGATTAAGCATTTCAATTGTTATCATAGCTTTGTCTTTTAATCTTCAGGCATCTCAATGAGACCTGCAGCATCACCAAATGGGTCATTGATGATAGCTGTAATTGAATAACCAAGCAGCTTGTAATTCTGCTTAAATACCTGCCACTCGCCGAATGAGAAGTAGCGTTTCTGAGGTGGATTTACCTCTTTGCCTGTTCGCTTACTAAAACGGTCACCAAAAGCGACCATTGCAACAACTTTACCAGATGTGTTGTCAGTAGAAGCATTTGAAGCATTCTGCTTCAAGGCCTCTTCTACGACAGCGAGGCGAGCCTCAGCTTTCTTAAGTTCTTCGGCGTTATTGTCAAACTCCGTTTTCTGTTCAACTGTGAAAGCATCAGGGTTACTCAGCTGAAGCTGCTGAAGCTCCTCCTGACGGTCCTTCAAGTCCTGAATCAATTCTTGGAGCTCCGCCTTGTTCATCGTTTTGTTTGACATATTCTAATAATTTATCTCTAATAATTTTAATCTTTTCGCGTAGTGGAAGAGAAGAACCAAATTCCACGATATCAATGTTTTCACGCTCAAACTTTGATACAAGCTCTGAGAAATTAACTTTAAGTTTCACATAGTTCACATTAAGCAAACTAGCATTGTAAAGCTTCATTATTTCGTCGAGTGTTTTATGAGGATATGGCTCTAACTGCTTCAATATGAGCATTCTCTGCAACACTAGTGGGTTATTACGATATTCCACTTCGAGAATCTGCTGCATTATAGCATCAAGTTCTGTTTCGGTGGCTCCACTTTCTTTAGCAGATTTATATTTAGAATAAAGTTCTTCGACAGTGAAGACATAAAATTCTGTGCCCCAACTTATAGATGATGATATGAAATTATCTCCATAACGGAGTTTACATATAGTATCTTCTACAAACTTCTGAGCCTGTTCGAAGTCTGTCTTCAGAGTATTAAGAACAGCTGTTTTGCTTTCAAAATTAGCAGCTACCTGCGTCTCGTTGATAGCCTCTTTCTCTGATACTGCAGCATTACCACCTGCTCCAACTACTGAAACAACAATCTCGTCATGCAGGCGACGCACCTCTTCGACGTTGTATTCTAGACTGTTTTTATCGATAGTTGTAATCTGAACAGGGTTACGCATATCTGCAATGCCTTCTGTCTGATTAGGAACTGGCACCTCCAAAAAGGAACCAGGACCAGCTATACGCTTTTCACCACAGCATGGACACTTTTTCACTGTTCCATCAGCATTAATCTCATACTCGCCATCAGCATTTCTTAAGAAACCGCCGTCACAGTATTCACCTGTTTCGTTGTTCTCGAAGTTGCAATCTGCCTCATAAGCTGAATAAATAGGATATGGAGCATACAAATCAAGATGCTGTTTAGAGATAGAGAAGAACAAATACCAATCCAATCGAGATAACTCCTTTGTGATTGGATTTTTCTTAATATCTGGATATTTCTCATTGATAGGAGTTGTCCAAAAGAACCGTGCTGGGCAAAATCCTAAGTTATGAGTAGCCTCTGTTAACAGAGACTCTATCTCATTCTTCTCGTTAAGCTGATAAACTCTTATTGAAGTACTGTCAAAGACCGCTATTCTGTGTTCTGGCTGTTTGAAAACAAGCCATTCAAAATTAGTGATACTCTTATCTACAAACTTGTAATCAATAACATTATCGATATTAAGCCAATAGAAATATGGCTCTGGCCTAAAGCTTGTCTGTTGAGTTGGAAGGTCAATTACAAGTATGCTGTTAGGCGATACCTGTAACTGTTTCCATCCTTCAGTTTTCCATATATCCGGCTCATGAAGTACATTCTTTTTGTAATTCAGCCAATCTTCAAGCAGCTCAGATGATGTAAACTGATATGCTGAACTTGAGTTTCTGCTATAGAATACTCGTTCGAGCTCTCGATATACATCGTCTATAACTGCTGAAGTTGGAAGCGGATACTGGAACAGATGAACAAATATGTTGTACTTGTCTTTTGGGAGTAAGTGTGACACCCAATCAAGAAACAACTGAGCTGAGCTATTATAGTCAAACAAAGATATGTTAGTTTCCGTATGGAACCTAACACGCTGCTGAAGAGAAGACGCCTTATTTATCAGCTGCCTTTTCTGCGGTCTCAGCAGAATTTCCTTTATTTGCTCTAAGCTTAAGCCCATATTCTTCTGTGTATTCGTATTCACTATCTTCAGGTACGTGCCAACCACCATTTAAAGCTGGTCCCATATCGAGAATTCTCTCAGCGTGTGATACCTCAAATTCCTGTGAAATATCACCTGCTTCGAGACGTACCTTTTTTACTGGTTTTCTAACTTGTCGTACCATACTCAAAATTTTTAAGTTGAAGCTGTATTTGTGAGCTCCGTAAGTGGATTGTAGTCAAGTGTATCAGCCTTAATCAAGACAAGATTGTCTGACCAATTAGGATAGAAACTCCAACTAATAGTGTTAGAGTCTGGCTCCTCATAACCACCGAGGTTCTTATCACCTACAAAGAACTTATCAACTGGAATAGGCTCATAGTTTGTGGCCTTTCCATCAGAATCGATAGCTCCAATATTGCCATTCTCATCAATCAAGAACACGCCAATCTTTTCACATGAATAAGACTTGAGCGTCTTAATAACAGACTGAGCTTCCTGATAAATAACGCCTGTAAATGTAGTTGGTTCGCGGCCAATTACAATTTCAATGCCTCCAAGTGTCTGATTGCCACCGCCAAACGTACGAGCTTCACCTGGTTCAGTTGTTGGATTCTGAATATAAGGTGAGATAATAAGTTTAGTGCCGTCTCCTACAGCAAAAAGAGGTGTCATTGTAGCTTTCTTAGCAATCGTGTCCTTAGGAATCTTGTTCTTAACACCTGTAGAGCTGAAGATACGGGCAAAAATTACTTTCTGAATCTGTCCAAAGCTCTCTTTGCACTCAGCAATCTCAAGGTCATTGAGATGCTTACCTGCTGGACATCCGCAATTCAATCCCATAATAGTCTAAATATTAATTAGTTAATAAATATGCAAAGCTAAGCAGTGAGTGCAAAAGCTATGCGTTAGTTGCAGATACAGGACTCGAACCTGTGACCTCTAGGATATGAATCTAGCGAGCTTCCAACTGCTCTAATCTGCAATAAGCGAAGGCAGCCAGTGATAGCAGAAGGATTCGAACCTCCGACCTCAGGTTTACAAGACCTGCGCTCTAGCTATCTGAGCTATGCCGCCCTGGAGCTGCCATTTGCCCTCGTTAGAGGAATCGAACCTCTCCAATCACTGGACGGACGTAGTGTGACTGGTTCACCAGAACGAGGATGTAGCTCTCCGCTGAGAGCTGATTGAACCAAATTAATAATTTTAAATAATCAAGAACGTTATCAAGAAAACCTTTCCTTAAAAAAAGGAACCATAACCTTAAATCTAACATTTACACTGCGAATATACTAAAAATATTTGAGATAATAAAATTTTTTATGTTAAAGTATGTTAATTGAAATAAAATTAATTTCTCAGCCTTATTCTACTGGTATTGTGTTTTCTACTATGCATTTCTACCACTCCGGTAAGAGCATCTGGTGCATCATCATGCTGCTGTTTCTTATTATCTTTACGATACGACATAAGAGCTGCATAGAACTTAGGCCATTTCTTTTCCCAGCCTTCTGGAAACAGAATATCGCTTTGACACATTCCAGAATTAGTGAATATACGTGTTGCCTTCTTCTCAGACTGAGTGAATGTTCTGACAGCAGTTCTAAAGTTTCTATGTGTTACACGAAGTATCTTTTTAACATTTCTAGAAAAGCCTCTACCACCGTTATTCGACTCTATAAGAGCCGATACAGTCTGATTTCGTGTTAACATCTCAGCTGTCTTTGGTTCTGTTTTCTCCATTGGTGCATCTGTGAACAACACATCTGTAACATATACATACTCAGGTGTATCTATGAAGCAGATGGAGCACAGATTATCAGCTCCGGTATCAGCTGTATCTGTATAGTTCCACTTGTGAGCGGCTTCTCGACCTTGTGGCAGTTGGTCTTTGTTATAAGTCTTAAAACCTTCAGAATACATAAGACCTTCTCTAGGTGTAGGGTCCTGCATATACTGAGTATCAAATACGAGTGGGTTAATCTCTCGCATGTGGTCAAGCTCTTCAAGTGTATGTTTCATAGGCCACAGAGCATGGCGCTCATGAGTAACAGGGTCTTCCTGTATAGCCGGCAATGACAGAACTGTCCACTCATCCGGTTCTATCTCCTGCAAATATCCGCACAAGTCATGTTCGTGTAGTCTCTGCATAATTATGATAATAGGGGTGTTACGGCTGTTAGTACGGTTACGAATAGTATTTTCGAATCGCAAGTTAATTCGCTCACGAACTATATTTGAATCAGCATCCTCAGGTTTAATAGGGTCATCAATCATGATTGCACCTTGGAACACGTTAGTCTTAGCACCTATCTGCTCAAGCATTCCATTCATATCTTCGTCGAATGTAAGGTTGTCGGCAGTTTCAGAACCTTTGATTGGTTCCTCTTCATCCACATTACCAGCACCAAAACCGGTTACCTGGCCTTGCGTTGAAACCGCATACATCTCTCCGCCTGCTGCTGTTCGCCAACGTTTATTAGAAGCTTTATCCTTCTCAAGCTTGGACTGTGGAAACAGCTCTTTATATAGACTTTCTTGCATGATAGACCTTACAGTATCTGAGTTATCTGCTACAAGCACATCAGAATACGACAGGTGCAAGAATCGGCATTTAGGATTTAAGGCAAAACACCAGCTAATAAATGATTTGATAACAAGCTCTGTTTTGCCATATCGAGGAGCGATGTTAATGATGAGTCTTCTGCACTTACCATCTACAACGTCCTGTAAAGCTTTTATAATCTTCTCATGGTGCTCAGCAACGATAAAATTACGTTTGTACTGAGCTTTAAACATAGCTTTAGTATAGGCCTTGAATGATGAAAGCATCTCAAGGCGTAACATCTCTTTAGCATTTACAACATCGTGCCTGAGAGTATCTGCATTTATAACTCTCTGCTGCATTTCAGAAAGTGTTCTTTTTGGAGTATTCATTTCATACTTATATAGAATTTATTTCCTTATCTTTAATTTCAACAAAGTCTCCGATGCCTAAACGAGCCTTGTTGATGCAAGATGCAATCCAACCTATCAGATAGGCAGAAGGCTCATCGCCATGCTGCATACCGATGGCATTCTCTATGGCCTCACAGGCATGAGAAGCTTCATGGCAACAAACTCCCATTCTCATAGAATCCTTGCTTGCAAAATTGATAAATGAGCAAAGCTTCCTATTTGATTTTTCCCTAACTTCATCATAGGTCATCGCGTCAGAATTGGAGAAATCAACCTTCAAAATCTCACCTTTTCTACCTTCAAAACACTTGTTTGCATCTTCTTGATTCATGCCAATAGCGACACATAGCATTCTTGGATAGATAACAGGGTCGTATTCGTAATATCCTTTCTTCTTCATATTATTAAATATTTATGTTATAATAGGCTGAGCTCACAATGGCAAAATAAATGTATATCAATTGTGTTTAATAAAAACTATATGAGCTCAGCCTTGACTGAATAATATGCGTAATTAATATATAATAATGTATGGGGGTGGGCGTGCACGGGCGCCCGCGTAACTAAATGGTTTCATACTTGAAAAAATGAGAGAATTAAGTGTGCGCAATTATTTGAGAAGTGACTCTCTAATCAGAATATAAGCCTCTCTAGAAACTGGAGTATTCGGTATTATACCTGCGGCCTTAGATTCTTGTGGTAAATCAAGCATCATTCCAGTTTTTCCGAAAATACGGTCCCAGAGTTTCTCTACTGTCTGGATTTCTCCAATTCTAGAGTCGTTCATGAGGCGTTTAACCACTATTTTAATAGCGAGAGGCGTCTTGTCATTATCATATATGGCTTGAAGCTGCTTCTCATTAGCAGTAAGAAGGCAAGCTAACAGATTAGCTGTATCAGTCTTCGATAACTGCAAATCAAGATTTATGTTAAGTGAACTGAGAAGCTTTACGACTTCTGGTCGAGTTGTACCTTGAGAGAGCATAATCTGCTTTGCGACGTTCTCTGCCATTGCAGGCTGACCATTACTAGCAGCTACACTGTTAGCCAAATCTATAACTTCTTTGGCTGGCATGTGCTTGTCTTCATCTTCAAGTTGCTGATATACAGCATCTTGCGCTTCTTGTTTTTTCTGTCTGAATGCCTGAACAGCTTGTCTCGCAGCTTGGCCCTCAGCAGCTCTAGCAAGTTTGTATTTAGCTTTTGCAAGCTCTTGAGCTGTTTTCCTGTCATGTATTGACTTGGACTTATCCTGGACCATGGAAGCTCGTTGCTCGAGACCATCTGTACCTAATAAGTCTGATGAATCTGGTAATATATCAGAAATATCATCGTTAATTCTATCTACACTTTTCATTGTCTAATCTTTTAAAGTAAATCTGAGATGTCATCAGCAGTATCAGCCACGTTAGAATTATTACTTTGTGATAGACCTAGTACGCATGCATTTTTTATAGAACTGATATACTCAATTCGTATATTTGGTCTTATCGGCTTGAAAAACTTAATTACTGATTCGTGTAATGTGATATTATCGTAAATCTGACAAGCTGTGTCTTCTTCAACGAACAAATCTATATTTCTCAGCAAATTTATTGTAAATTCTAATAGCTTTTCAAGTGTATCGTTTGGTACTGTTCCAATCCATGATGGCGGTATGCGGAGCATTTGTTTCCATCTAAATCTTGACGGTATTAAGCCTTGTCTAGCAAATAGGAGCTTAAGAGTTTGTCCGCCGTAATATACATTGTAAGGATTGTCGTCTTTGACGTTATAACGCTGAATGCCTAGCTCCTCGCACGCGTTCATTATAGTATTTAATGCACGTGGTCTGTTTCTAGACTTTGAAAAATTTATGTAAGACCTGTTGCCGGGGTTATAATTGCCCTCAAGTATAAAGGCCAAAGTGACAAGCAATTCTTGTTTTGAAAGCTGATTTGCTGAAACAGGTACATCATAATTTGTTATTACTTTTCTCATGGATGAAAATTTTAAAAGTTTATTTTTATACTGCAAAAGTACTAAAAATTATTGAAACTCAGTATTTTTATTGAAACTTTTAACAACTTTTAATAAAAATACTGAGTTTCAATAACTTATTATTTTTCAATAAACTAACTACCTGTGAAGTACCTTTATTGAAAAATAATACTACCTGTGAAGTACCTTTATTGATAAAAGGAAAATTCTCAATAAAGGTACTTCACGAGTAGTTATTAAAATTAAATGTACTTTCTAGGGAGTACTTTTATTGAAACTCAATATTTTTATTGAAACTCAATATTTTTATTGAAACTCAATATTTTTATTGAGTTCTTATGACTTTCTTTATGGCAATTCTTGTTTATATCAGCTGAGAAAAAAATTGAAAAGTAAAAAATATTTATAAGGTAACTGTCCGTGAACTATCCGTGAACGCAGTCGGGGCACCTCTAAATTATTGGAAATCAATCACTTATATAAAAAGTTACCCAAGTTACCCTATAATTTATATAGTTCAAATGAAATAATTTAAAAATAGGTACTGAGAGGGTAGTATATATTTTTAAAAAATATCCCTATAAGTTATAGAAAAGGTCCGTGCTCCGGACACTTTTTATATAAGTAATTGATTTTCAATAGGTTAGAAGGTACCGTAAAAGATTTTTACTTGGTGAACGCCTCCTATCTGATAAATTTATAAGATTTATGTAATACAGAATTGTGTTACGCGTACGCGCGTATATACGCATACATTATATAATATTTATGAGCTCAAGTGTTAACAGTAGTTAAAAAATTTTTTGTTAACTTCTTTTAACATAAAAAATTTTCTTATATGAAGAATTTTTGTTACTTTTGCAAATGAGAATAATAAAGAACATAACTTCATATTTTACATGGAAAAATTTAACATAAATAAAATTATGAGTCAATATGGCTTACAGGAACAAGAGATTGCAAATCTCTTATGGCCAATGGTCAAATATCCTGAGCTTGGTTTTAAACGAGTATTAAGAGGTGAAACTTACCTTGATTCTGCTCAGATATGTGCCTTGGCAAATTATTTGCAAGTACCAGTTTCAGAACTCTTTACTGTTGAAGAAACTGACTGGCATGCCATCTCTAAAGATAGACGAACTATCTTTATGAAAGGTGACTATAAGGTTATAATCGGAAGAGACTTATTCACAGTATCGATTTGGCATAAGAATGATAATTTCTATAACTCAACAGTATCCGTAGGTTTTATGGAAGTTAGCGTATTTCTTCACCGAATTGATGATATTATCAGAGACCATGAACAAGAATTGTTAAACAAGTAGTTTTATGATTATACCAGAAAAGGTTGCAGAATATAAAATAGAAAAATCAGAAGATGGATATTTTATTATAATGTACAAAATACCACGATATGGAATTTGGTGCAAAGTTGAAAATGCAGAATTTAAAACTGCAGCAAAAGCTGAAAATTGGTTTAAAAGACAACTTAAAAAACGTAATAAATATTAATTTATAAAATTTTTAAATTATGGACAGTATTAAGATTTCAGTAGATGTTAATGTACATCTCTCAGAGAAGACAGAAGATTTTATTTTAGATTTGGTAAAGAGCATTATGCCTGGTGTAGTTAAAGCTCCAGCAGCTCCAGCAGCTCCAGCAGCTCCAGCTCTTACAATCGATGATGTGCGCAAGGTAGTTGCTTCTAAGGCCGCTGCTCATCGCGATGAGGTTAAGGCTAAGCTCACAGAGCTTGGTGCTAAGAATGTTACTACTCTTGACCCTGGTAAATACCAGGAGTTGGTTGATTACCTTAATACTCTTGCTTAATGGGTAGGTCACAAAAAAAGCGTCTATTGGCAGCCTCAGAACGCTTTAGACGAAATTATTTTTATTATTTCGGCATATCAAGAACTAATGCAGACGGAGTAACATTTACTACTATGCATATTGAGCCACGTATTCTTAATCACAAAAGAGTATGGAAGTAAATAACGGACAAGACCATCACAAGAGAAGCCATGCGCTTCTCTCGCCTTCAGGAGCTCACAGATGGTTGAATTGTACGCCATCTGCCCGTTTGGAGGAAAAAATGCCACCAAAGCCAACTTCTGTTTACGCTGAAGAAGGTACGTTGGCCCATGAATTGGCAGAGTTATTTATCTGCCATGATACTTTAGGTACGCTATCTGACGATGAATTTTCAGATAAGTATGAAGTCATAATGAGCAATAAACTCTTCAACGAGGAGATGCTTGATATGGTTCCAATTTATACTGACTATTGTACAGAAGAATATAAAGCTGCTAAAGCTTCAAATCCATTTGCAGAAATGTTTATCGAGTCTAAACTTGATATTTCAGAGTATGTACCAGAAAGCTTTGGTTCTGCAGACTGTACTATCGTTAACGATTCAGTTATGGAGATAGTTGACCTTAAGTATGGTAAGGGAATTCCAGTATCAGCTGAGTGGAATGTACAGGAGATGCTTTATGCATTAGGTATGTTAGCTAAGTTTGATATGCTGTATGATATTGAGACTGTAAAGCTCACTATCGTTCAGCCTCGCTTGAATAACATATCATCATGGAATATCTCTGTAAAAGACCTTATGGATTGGGCAAATAATGAGCTCAAGCCAAAAGCTAAAATGGCTTTTAACGGTGAAGGCGAACTCTCGTCAGGTGGATGGTGTAGATTCTGTGCAGTTAAGAATAGATGTAAAGCACTCTATGATAAACAGTTAGAGTTGGCAAAATATGATTTTGCTTCTCCTGAATTGTTGACAGATGAGCAAATTGCAGATGTTCTTTCAAGAATTCCACAGCTTGTAGAATGGGCAGATTCTGTAAAGGTCTATGCATTAGACCTTGCAGTAAATGAGAATAAACACTGGCCAGGCTTTAAGGTTGTAGAAGGAGTATCTAGACGTAAATGGATTGACGATGAGGATAAAATCTGCAATGTTATTTATGAAAAGTTCCCAACCGCAACTGAAGATGATTTGTTTGATATGAAGCTTAAGCCTATTACTTCTATTGAGAAGCAATTTGGCAAAAAGGCAGTTGCTGAAGCTTTATCAGATGTTATCATAAAGCCAGCAGGTAAACCAACATTAGTATCTGAAGATGACAAGAGACCAGCTCTCGGAACTGAAGATGCAATTAATGATTTTAAGTAGTATTAATTTTTAAAACATATTATAATATGGAAAATTCAACTAAAGTAGTAACAGGTAAAGTTCGTTTTTGTTTTTGCCACGTGTTTGAGCCTTCGGCAATGGAGGGTCAGCCAGAAGAGTCAGCTAAGTACTCAGTTTGTGTAATCATTCCTAAGAGTGATACTCAGACTATCGAGAAGATTAAGAAGGCTATTGAGGCAGCTAAAGCTGTTGGTAAGTCTAAGCTTGCTGATAAGAATGGCAAGATTCCTGTAAATATTAAATTGCCACTTCGCGATGGTGATGAAGAGCGCTCAGACGATGAGGCATTTGCAGATTCTTACTTCCTTAATGCCACTTCTAATCGTAAGCCTACTATCGTAGACCGTAATCTCGACCCTATCATGGATAAGGAAGAGTTCTACTCTGGCGTGTATGGCCGTATCTCTCTTAACATGTTTGCATTCAACACATCTGGTAATAAAGGTATTGCAGCTGGTCTTCAGAACTTGCAGAAGCTTGAAGACGGTGAAATGCTTGCAGGTGGTTCTACTGTTAATGAGGACTTCGGCGGCGACAATGCCTGGGATGATGACTTGATGTAGTCTTCCACTTCTTATATTCTTATCAAACGGAAAGGTATATGGTATAGAACATAGGTCCTTGATACCTGGGCGCTATGTCAGCAGAGGTTCGATTCCTCTGCTACCTTCTATTATTAATTTTAAAGTTGTAAGAATATGGTACAAGAAGTTATAGACAAAAATTCTGGGCAGGTCTTATTCCAAGGAACTATCGAAGAGTGTAGAGATTATATCATTAAGTCAAATAACGAATTTGCTACTTTACGATGAAAGAATTTGATAGAGAACTATTTATCGATATTGAAACATACTCATCAGTTGATATTAAAGAGTGTGGAGCTTACAAGTATATATCATCTCCAGACTTTGAAATATTGATTTGTGGCTATGCTTTCGGCGATGATGACGTAGTTATGGTAGACTTAGCATCAGGTGATAAGTGGCCGGAGGAATTCCTTGAAGCACTTAGAGACCCTAAATGCCTTAAGGTTGCTCATAATGCTGTATTTGAACGCACAGCATTTACTAGAGTAGGACTTTACACTGAAACAGATGAGTGGTATTGTACGTTAGTTAAATCGGCTTATTGTGGCTTACCGTTATCATTGGATGCTGTATCTAAGCAGCTTAATCTTCAAGATAAGAAACTTGAGACTGGTAAAGCCCTTATTAAGTACTTCAGTTGTCCATGTAAACCTACTAAGATTAATGGCAGCCGTACTCGCAATATGCCTGAAGATGCTCCGGCTAAATGGGCGAAATACAAGCTCTATAATATTTATGATGTGCTCTCAGAAAGAGAGATATATCGTAAATTAGAGAAGTTTGAGATTCCAGAAATAGAGCGCCAGCTGTATGTTACGGACCAAAATATCAATGATAGAGGTATTATGATTGATAGAGAGTTAGCAAGTTCTGCGATTTATTGTGACTTAGAATATTCTAAGTATCTCATGGAACAGGCTAAAAGCATAACTCATCTTGAAAATCCAAAATCGCCTCTTCAGATTAAAAAGTGGATAAAAGCAAGAACCGGTATTACTGTAGATTCACTTACAAAAGTAGAAATGCCTACGGTTCTTGAAAAAGTTAAAGATTATCCAGAAGTACTTGAAGCTCTTGATATTTATCAGAAGCTAAGTAAAACATCTGTAAAGAAGTATTACAAGATGATTTCTTGTGCTACACCAGATGACCGTGTGCGTGGCACCTTTCAGTTTTATGGAGCAAATAGAACAGGCCGTTGGGCTGGTAGACTTTTACAATTGCAAAACCTCAGTAAGAACCACTTTGATGACATTGATACACCTCGTGAACTTATTCGTAAACGCGATTGGGAAGCTTGCGATATGATGTACGGTAATGTGGCTGATGTTTTATCACAGTTGGTTCGTACAGCACTTATAGCTCCAGAGGGATATACATTCTCAGTAGCAGACTTCTCAGCAATTGAAGCCCGAGTAGTTTCATGGCTTGCTAATGAAAAATGGCGAATGGATGTATTCCACGGCGACGGTAAGATTTATGAGGCTACTGGTTCTAAGATGTTCGGTGTACCAATTTCAGCTATCACTAAAGGTTCTGTTTTACGTGACAAAAGTAAAATATCTGAATTGGCATTAGGATATGGCGGTTCACTCGGTGCTCTTGAAAGAATGGGTGGCGAAAAGATGGGACTCACTGATTCAGAAATGATGGACATGGTTAAAAAGTGGAGAGCTGCAAATCCTAAAATTGTTGCTCTTTGGCATGAACTTGAAAAAGCAGCTCATGAAGCAGTTAAGTATCAAAGACCAGTTAGATGTACTTGTCGTAATATTATTTTCGATTGTGATGGAGAATATCTTACTGCAAGATTACCATCTGGCAGACAACTGTTTTATGTTCATCCTCACTTTAAAAATAAGACTATAGGTCGTTCTACTCGTCCAGTTCAAGTTCTCATGTATGAAGGACAGATTCAGACTACAGGTCAATGGGGTGAAATGGACACTTATGGTGGAAAGCTTTGCGAGAATATGGTGCAAGCCATAGCTCGTGATTTACTTGGATATTCTCTTATGCAAGTAGAGAAAGCTGGATTTAAAGTAGACTTCCATGTACACGATGAGATGATAGCAGAAATCCCTAAGGATGGAAATGAGAAAGACAGATATGACCTTATGGTACGTATCATGTCAACTCCTCCAGATTGGGCTTCAGATTTACCTCTTCGTGCTGATGGGTATATAACTGGTTATTATAAAAAAGATTGATATGACAGATGCGACAAGAACCATAATTGGCATTTTGAAAGAAGCCAAAGACTTGAATGAAATTAATACGAAAGAAGCTATGAAACTTATAGATGAAGTTATAGCAAAACTTACATTTAATAATATCGTTATATAGATATGCGTATAGCAAGAGATAAAATTCATTGTGCAATCTGTGGTTCTATATCTAATAGAACCACAGATGTAGATGATACAGTTCTATGTGAGCATTGTTTTAAAATGATGCTTAAAAGTGGACTTTTATTCGAGTATGATGCAGATACTTCCTGGCACTATGGTTTAACTAGAACTTTAGAACTAGATAGACCCGAAGATAGGCAAGCAGTTATAAATGATGTACTTGAAATTGTTGAACTTTTAAAATAGAAAAGATGATAAATGCTTAAATTTAAATATACTATTAATGGCGGAAACTTTTCAAGTATAGAAGAGTTTCAAGCATACTTAAATAAAATGGGAGCTAAAGGCTATGAGCTAGTTCAATGGCAACTAGTAAATACAGGCTTCACGGCTTATAACAATCAAATTCAGCCTATTAGTAATGTGTTATCAATACTTATAACTTGGAAAATAGAGGACCATGATTCATGATGGCATAATAGATATAGCTACAGGTTTAAGTGCTTCTACAAAAAAGTGGAAGAACAAGAAAGTAAAGTGGAGCAAATTAATCGACAAACTTTCTAAGCCTGTAGTTACTAATGAGACCCACGCTCAATTCATGGCTGCTAACAAAGCCGACCAATCTAAAATCAAAGATGTTGGAGGTTTTGTCGGCGGTTATCTTGACAAGGGTATACGTAAGAAAGCATCTGTATCATACAGACAATTAATTTGTCTCGATGTAGATTTTTCTTATGCTGATTTTTGGTGGGATTTTACATTGCAATATGGCTGGGCAGGCGCCATATATTCAACGCATAAATCTACACAGAGTAAACCTCGTCACAGACTACTTATCCCTATTAATAGAGAGGTATCTGTTGACGAATATCAGGCTATATCTAGACGTATAGCCGGCAACTTAAATATAGAATTGTTCGACCAATCTACGTTTGAGCCAGAAAGACTTATGTTTTGGCCAAGTGTGTCATCTGATATAGAATATTATTTTGAATATCAAGATGGAGAATGGCTTGACGCTGATGCAGTTCTTGAAACGTACGATGACTGGAGGAATACATCTGAATGGCCATCTAGTAGTAAAATATCAGAAGGTTTATTATCTGATATTAAAAAGCAAGAAGACCCAGAAGAAAAGTCAGGCATAATTGGAACATTCTGTAGAACATACTCGATTCAAGATGCTATTAGCACCTTTCTTAACGATGTATATGAAGAAGCTGGTGAAGACCGATATACCTATAAATTAGGTTCTACGACTGGAGGTCTTATCGTTTATAATGATAGATTTGCTTTTTCACATCACGGAACAGACCCAGCAAGTGGAAGGCTGTGCAATGCATTTGATTTGGTCAGAATACACAAATTTGGACATCTTGATTCTGGACCTGATTCAAAGATTTCTCAGCAAAAGATGGAAGAATTTGCTACGACTTGTGCTGATGTTAAAAAGAAAATAGCTGAAGAGAATTTAGAGCATGCAAAATTAGATTTTGATGGATTAGATGCTGCTAATGAGGAGAATGCTGACGATGATTCTTATGATGATTCATGGCTTTCACAGCTCAAAGCCAATAAGAAAGGTGAGTACGACAGTGATTCTAATAATCTTAATCTTATTTTGCAGAATGATAAATACCTCAAGGGTGCATTTAGGCTGAATGAGTTTGACAGTAAAACATATATCATGAGGTCTATGCCTTGGCGCAAAGTAGATTCTCCAGAACCTGTAAAAAATGTAGATTACTCAGGCATTCGTAACTATATAGAATGTGTATACAACATAGTATCTGTATCAAAAATCGATGATGCTGTGATGCTTGCTGCTCAAAAGAAATCATTTCATCCAGTAAGAGACTATTTGAAATCTCTTTCATGGGATGGCATAAACAGAATTGATACACTTCTTATTGATTATTTTGGTGCTGAAGATACTAAATATACAAGAGCTACTATTCGTAAAGCCTTGTGTGCCGCAGTAGCTAGGATATTCAACCCTGGAACCAAATATGATATGGTTCTTGTGCTAGCTGGAGCTCAGGCTACATATAAATCCACATTTATACGTAAACTTGGCAAAGATTGGTTTAGCGATTCGTTCAACACATTTCAAGGTAAAGAAGCCTACGAGCAGTTACAAGGCGCATGGCTTATTGAAATGGCTGAATTATCAGGTTTAAAGAAAGCAGAAGTTGAAACTGTAAAGCAGTTCATAACTAAAACAGAAGATATGTTTAGGCCTGCTTATGGTAGAACTGTAGAAACTTATAAACGTCAATGCGTGTTCTTTGGAACTACAAACGATATGGAGTTTTTACGTGATTCTACTGGTAATCGTCGATTCAATCCTATTGAAGTTCGTCCTAAGTTTGCAACAAAGATAGTTGCTAAAGACTTAACTGATGATGTTATAGACCAAATTTGGGCTGAAGCTGTTCAGATGTATCAGAATGGCGAAAAGCTATATTTCTCAGAAGAGGAGAATGAACTTGCAAAGAAGAGCCAACAAAGTCACTCTGTAACTGATGACAGAACTGGAATAATCGAAGAATATCTTAACATGAAGTTTCCTTCTAGCTGGAGTAAGAAAGATTTATTCGAACGTCAACAGTGGTTAAATGACCCACTAGCTGAAAAGGGAACAGAGTACAAAGAATTTGTTTGCTCTTATGAGATATGGTGTGAATGCTTAGGTGAAGAGCGTAAGAATTTTAATTCTTATAGCACTCGTGAGATAAACAACATAATGAAGACCCTTCCAGGTTGGGAATATGTCGGTTCTAAGAGAAAATCATTTGGTAAGATTTATGGTAAGCAAAAATACTATAAACGCATAAAACCTGTTCAAGAAGACCCTGTAGCAAAAGCTATGAGAGAGCTTGAAGAGCTTTTAGGTGATAAACCTACTGATGATGAGATTAAAGCAATGTTAGGAGATTTATATTAAATAAAATTATGGATGAAAATACTAAAAAAGACTTAGCAAGAAAGTTAAAAGGTGCATTTAATATTGCTGAAACTCGAGCTAAGCGAGTACAGGAAATAAGAAAAGCAAAAGCTGAAGCAGGTCCTGTAAAAGATGACCCAGATAAGCCAAACTATAAGAAGTACAAATTCAAAAATGGCCTCAAGACGAAGACACATCGTATAATAAGAGGTATGAAACTGCACTTTAAAAATGATAAATGGGTATCATACAATCTTGGCAAGCTTGACACGATCGTTGGAAGAGCTGATGGGTCCTTAACTTTTGAAGGCTTTAAAAAGCAGATATTTAAATCTTTCAAAGATAGATTATATACTCCTGATATAGACAAGGATATTGAGTGGGACTATATAGAAGTAGAAAAATGTTCTTCAGTAGGAGGTTCTGGATTCCATGAAAGAAAGTGAAAAAGTAGTTGAGCAAAAGCTTGTTGAGCTTTGTAAACTGAATGGCGGCATGTGCATAAAGCTATTAAGTTTCCATATAAATGGATTGCCTGATAGAATGTGTTTATTTAAGCCTGCAAAAGTTATATTTGTAGAGCTTAAAACCACAAATCAAAAACCACGACCACTTCAGTTAGCAATGCACGACAAGCTTCGCAAACTTGGCTTTAGAGTTGAAGTAATTGATACTGTAGAGCAGGTTGTCGATTTAATAGAAGATATAATGACATGCTAAAAGAAACAGATTTACACGAATACCAGAAAAAGGCAGTCGAGCATATAATTACTCATAAATACTGCGGTTTATTTTTGGAAATGGGACTAGGCAAAACAGTCTCAACCTTAACAGCAGTAGAGAAGTTAATGTACGACTACCTTGAAGTAAATTCAGTTTTGGTAATTGCTCCTAAACGAGTAGCTGAAACTGTTTGGGCAGAAGAGGCACAAAATTGGGAGCACTTACAACATCTTACATTTTCTAAGATTATTGGAACGGAAAAACAGAGATTAGAAGCCTTTCATAAGAAAGCTGATATTCACATAATTTCTCGTGATAATATAGCATGGCTCTGTGGTATATGTGCTTCAAACTTGCCATATGATATGCTTGTGATTGATGAGCTTAGTAGCTTTAAAAATCATCAGTCGCAGAGATTTAAAGCATTAAGATTAGCCAGACCGTGGATAAAGCGAGTAGTCGGCTTAACTGGAACACCTGCTCCAAACGGACTAATTGATTTGTGGCCACAGATTTACTTAATGGATAGAGGTGAAAGACTTGGTAAAACTATTACTAAGTATAGAAGCACATACTTTACTCCAGGTAGGTCTAACGGTTACGTAGTTTATAATTATAATTTACAAGGAGGTGCAGAACAAGCAATACGAAATAAAATAGGTGATATATGCATAAGTATGCAAGCTCAGGACTATCTTAACATGCCTATGCTTACAAACAACTACGTTAAGCTTAAAATGCCTAAAGACATATTAGCAGCATATCATAAGTTTGAAAAAGATAGTATCATGAAGCTCATAAACTTGGATAATGAAGTCGAAATTACTGCTTTAAATGCTGCTGGTTTGTCTAATAAACTTCTCCAATTTGCAAATGGTGCAATATATGATGAAGATAAAAACGTATATCCAATTCACGATATTAAACTGGAAGCACTAGAAGAGATAGTAGAAGAAGCATGCGGAAAGCCAGTTCTTGTCGCGTGGACTTATCAATTTGATAGAGACCGAATTATGAAGTATCTTAGCAAATATAAGCCTAGAGAACTTAAAACTGCTAAAGATATACAAGATTGGAATGATGGCAAAGTTCAACTTATGCTAGCTCATCCTGCTTCAGCTGGTCACGGTCTTAACCTTCAAGCTGGAGGCAATATAATTGTTTGGTTCGGTTTAACGTGGTCACTTGAATTGTATCAGCAGTTTAATGCTAGACTTTACCGTCAAGGTCAAAAGCAAGGTGTTATTATTCATCATTTGTACATGGCTCAGACCCATGATGAGGATGTTATATTAGCACTGAAGAATAAAGACAGAGTGCAGATGAGCTTAATGAACAGCGTTAAGGCTAAAATCGATAATTACATTAAAAATAATTAAAAAT